ATTTTCTGATTTTACTCATCTTCTTCACCATCATTAACTGATAGTTGTATTCCTGCACCATTTAAAACGGCAGAGAAATATTCAGTCGTATCACGCAGTTCATGGACTATCTTATTCTTTGCATCAAAGACACAGATCCTATCTTGGAATATATTAATAAGTTTACATAAGTCCTCGATACCCATGTTGTTTGCCAAGTCCACTAGACTATCGTCATTTTCTTCTATTACTGGATATTTATAGTATGTCATTTTTTTCTCCTTAGTGTAGTTGTTCCATACAGCATTCATAAACATAAGAGAAATCATCATTAAGTATCTCTAAATCTTCCTCGCTTAATTCCCCTCCACCTTTCCAAAAGGCTTCCTCTATATAAGAGTTACATAAATCAGGATAATCGCTTGTATCTATATAACATGATACACTATCGATTAGTTTAGTATTGATAGTTTTAACTCTACCCCTAACCCATTCATAATCACATACTCCCTTTCGGATCATACGCTCACCCCATACCCTATTGTACTTCTGCCAAACTGTTATTGGTTTACTCATTTTTTTCTCCAGTTAAATTCTTGATAGGGTTGTGGTTTAGGTTTAACAGGTGTCATCATTTCCCACTTCCTTTGATTAATGAAAGTCTGTAGGTGAGGAATGTATTTTTTATCAGTAACATCAAAATCTAAGTTTACACTAACAAGCATTGGTAAAACAGTTTTCCAATCTTTTGTTTTTTTTAAGAAATTATTTAACTCTGTATCAAGTCCTCGTTTCTTTCCACCATATCGTTGTCTGAAATCTTCAAATAATTGTCGTTCCTCACTAGATATACTCTCTTTCTCTTTAGGTATCTCTTTCTCTTTAATATCGGTATGCATTTCCGATTGTACAGAAATCCGTAGATACGAAAAAGGATATATGTGGAACTCATTACTACAGAACCTACTCTTATCATCTTTTAGCCTTACGACACGATATAAACCTGCCGTTCTTAGACACCTCATTGCTTTTAGGTATTTTAATCTGCCTATATTGAAATGACTTCTTACTTGATCCTCTAAAACTATCCAGTTTTGAGGTTTAGATTGCAGATAACACCATATAGCCAAAGCATCAGGGTTATCAATAGCCTGGACAACCTCTCGACTTAACATAAAGTAGTGTATATCTGCTTGGTGGGTTTCTAATTTATGAATTGGCATTTATTTTTTTAACATTAATTTCACTAAAGGATCTTCACACCAAGTTCTAGGATTAAATAAATGTTCCCTTGCCACAAAAACAGTATCTCTCTTTTGGTTTGAAACCCTTACTTTGGAAAATATTTTCTCAGGATCAGATGTTTTATTTAATCTTGCCCTAGAACAGGCCATAGTGCATTTGAGTTTTATACACAATTCTGCCACAGTCAGTTTTTGACCATCATCAAGAGTAAAGACCATTACTTTTTTACCAGTTTTAGGATCTTTTTTAAACTCTCGGACTTCTTTTTTAGAAATCAAAATGGAACTTCATCTTCAAATTCTTCTTGCTGACTGTCATTAGTATTAGCCACATAAGGATCTTCCACCTTACCTTTCAGCATCTTATTGCCATTCGTGGTAACAAAGTATTGGTCAGTATATCTTTCTGCAACTTCGTCATAAACCATTTTAAAATATAAGGCAATTTCGACATCTTTACCATCTACATTAGCCTTAACTTTGATTATAGGTTTCCTCTGTGCCTGTAGGTTTTCAACACCTGTCTTGTTAAATATTCCATTCTCTACAAATACTTTTGCAGTATTTGGTTTTGTTTCATAAACCATAATTATTCCTATTAGTTAAAAAAAGTGGGATCTTATCGTAGATCCCTAGACTTAGAAAGTCCACGCACTTATTTAGGTGGTGAAAGGAAAAAACCCCTGAAATATAGGAAACAGGGTAAAAGCAACCATACACCTACTGGTAAGTGTTACCAGTTCACTCCCCATTATGGACTTGTTCGTAATAATCCACCATTGGTATATACATAGAGGTTTCTATAACTTCACCCTCATCAGTCCTAATTTTATCATTTAACCAATCCCAAATTTCAGCACTTTTATCTAAATCTCCATCTTTCTTGGCCTTATCTATTTTGGCCTTAATCTCATTAAAGTGCTCATTTCTCTTTTGGGTGGAAGTTTTCTGTTTGGTTTGGACTGCTCTCTCTCCATCATCATCTTCAACTTCAAGAGAAAATGTCGATATGAGAGCATACCTACGATTATAGGTTATTGAACTGCCTAATTGTTGAGAGTCCTCTTTAGTCATTATTAACCTGATATTAGACTCAATAAATTCTTCAGGGTGATCCACCAGGAAAACTCTCGTATTCAATAAATCAACACCATCAATATACTGGACAGTTTGTACATAACCCATTCTTAATTCATATAGAACTGGTTTAATAGTGTCTATAATATTGTTGATATTAGCATAATGATAATTAAGAAATTCATTCTTAGAGGTTCTCTCAACAGAGTCCACCCTAGAACGAAAGTCCATTAATGCTTTATATATATTAGGTTTAGTTTTGGTTTTGGTTTTAGTTACCATGATTTTTCCTTTTTTAGAATGTTTAACACAATTATATAGATAAAAATTAGTTTTTTTGAGTATTTTTTTAATATATAATAAAACTTCTTTAAAAATAAAAGGAAAGAAAAATGAATACCAAAATTAGTGTAGAATTTACTGTCATTAAAAAATCAGTCTTTACTGCTGAAGTTGAAATAGATGATGATGAATTAGGTAGTGGTGATGACCTCACTAAAATCTATGAAATTGCTCAAGATAATGTTGAATGTGGTGAGTATGACAAACAAATCAAAGACTCTAGTGTAACTGCTGCATATGATTTTGTTGTAGAAGAGGAGTGGAAATATGAATGAATTTAATGCAGAGTTTAATGGATCAGACTATAAATCTAAACACGATAAGAATAGATTAAAAGGTCAAATCCTTAGAGTTTTTAATGCAGTTAAGTTTGGGGGTTGGTTTACCTTAGATGAATTACATCACATAACTAATGATCCTCACGCAAGTATATCTGCCCAACTTAGACACCTAAGAAAAGAAAAGTTTGGTGCTTATAATATAGAGAAAAGACCAAGAGGTGATAGATCTAATGGTCTATGGGAATATAGATTGTGGGGTGCTTTTAGGAGAAAAGAAAATGGTTCATAAAAAAGACCTTGTTACCAGGCTCAAAGATATTTGGGATGAAGAAATACAAAATAATGCCCTGATTATGCGAAAGCAAGAGGTATCATTCCAGGAATTATATAACTCTCATATTGCCCTATTCAAATCGCATACTGAATTACTTAAAGATATATTAGATTTAAAGATATTACCAAGTGAACCAGTATTAAGTTTAAATGATCCTCTTATGAAAGACCAATATGACCAAGATGGGGTGTATATGTACACTATTGACACCATTTCCCATTACAACCTAAACCAAAAAATAAAAAAAGAATTAAAACTTGATGATTATTACTTATAATTTATGGTATATTCTCCTTGTGTCAGTTCAAAAAACAACTGGCACTCCTAATGTAAAGATTTGCAGAACTTCGACATTGGATTAATAACTAAAGACTGCATTTTAAAGAGGGAATTTGTGGGGTTTATAACTCTTTATCATATCTTAGGGAAAAATCCCACACCAAACTTATAATTTCTGATATACTAAAAATATGGTAGTTAATGTAACAGTATCTCCCAAGAGATACAAGGTGGCAAACAGTACCCAATGAATAACAAAGAGTACAATGGTCGGTTACACTACTTGAAGTTAGGGTTCTTCGGGTGTACACAGGTAAATATTACCTATGTAGGTGCTTAAAGACATAAGCCACCCAATGTAGTGATAGGTGTTTGAAAAGGCGAGTAACCAAAAACACCCAAAGGGAAACTCATTATGTTGCAGTTTAAAAACATATTTGCCGAACTACATAAAAACCCACCTATGAGTGTTGATATGGGTTTAAAAAAGCCGGTCAAGAGGAGGGCGAACTATATCAACCTCACCTAATATACCTCCGAGTCCTGAGTAACGACTTAATAAAGGCTCACTAATTTAATATAAGGAGAAAAATATGGCAACATATAATCTAGGAGTAAGACTTGAAACATTGCATAATGTTGATGCTAAAAACCTAAAAGATGCATTTAAAAAGGTTAAAGAGTCATGGAAAGATATGCACGATATTGAATTGAATGATTACGATATAACGGCATATAAAGATATGGGCATAAGATATGAGGATAAATACGGATATCCCACAATTAAAAATGTGCCTTATAGACAATTTGATGAAATTAAACAGGAGGATAAAACATGAAACATTGACAGAAAAAAAAGAGTATAATTTTTCATATTTAAAAGGGTGGATTTGTATCTGCCCTTTTTTTATTGCCATTTCTGTGTTATACTAAAAACTCATTTGATAAATGGAGGTTTAAAAAATGGAATATTCAAAGAAAACTAGAGATGCAATAGCAAAAATTTTGAAAGAGGAGGAGGAATACCCTTTTAAGACTCTTAAAAATTTAGATTTAAAAAACTTTCCCAAAGGTGAAACTGTTTTTCCTCACCAATGTGGGCATTGTGGGGTTGGAATGGGAGAGGGTTACTATACTGGAGATGGTTATGCCTGTTCTCAACATTGTATGTTAAGCATACTTTACAGTCAAGATGCTTACTATTGGACAACTTGGCAAGATGTTGCACAAGAAAACATTAGAGATGGTGAGCCTGTTTATGATACAGAGGGCAACGCTTACTATGTTACTGAGGAGTTTGAAAAGAAAAATGTTCACCTTAATGAGCCATCATTCGTGGGAGGGCATCACTATGACTACTATTAAAGAAGAAACCTGTCCAAAGTGTAATGGTAAACTTGTTGAAACAGGATTAAGTAATTGTTGGCCTTATGAAAAGTGGGAATGTATGGATTGTGATACTAAATTTGAGGTCGAATTAGTTAGAGATTGGAAAAACTTAGAGGAGGTAGAGTAATGAGTAACCAAAAAGACATAGGCGATAAATGTATATCTTGCTTTAAAGATACATCATTTGGTAGTGGTTTATTTGTTAATCGAATACCTGCATTAGGTGATTTATATGATGGATATTTATGCCCTGACTGTCAAATGGTAGAGTGTAGAAGATGTGATAAAAAAGCATTAGAGTATGAAATCATAGAGGGTGAATTTGTATGTATGGATTGCTTAACTATTCAGGAGGTAGCATAATGATAGTGGATCAGATTTTACAGATTGTAATATTGATATTCGTTCTATTATCGGCATTGGGTATGTCATTACTGATTACCCTTTTCTGTTATTATTATTTATTTAAATAGAGGATATTATGAGTAACTTTTTCAGGGTGGAAAAACAAAAAAATGGTTCTTACTTAGTATCATATTATTCTACTGGTGGTAAACTTATTCAGGGTATATATCGTAACTGTTTAAGTTATCAGGCCTTAAAAAAATTTAAAAAAGATAAAAAACATCTATTAAATTGATTTATAATTAAGGTTCTTTAAATAAAAAGTGAGGTATGAAAAAATGAATAATGATATTATCGAATATAGTAAAACATCAGGTGAAATTTATATTGACAAAAACATAAAATCAGTTTTTGAAAATGCTTATATCAAACACCCTAAAATATTTAATACTGATAAATATATGTATATGTATTCAAAGGGTGATAATGATTATTTTAAAAATAAAGATGATAGACATTATGAAACTGTTAAAAGGGGGTGTATTATGAAATGAATTAACACTAGCAAAACCCCAAAAATTAACCCCCTGAAAATGGGGGTTTTTTAATATGTTACATAAGATCCAAAATATAATATATAATTTAGGTTCATTTGGAAAAACTTTGGAGGTTGTAAAAATGAAATTACAAAATAATTTAACAGTACCAGTTAAAACCCTAAAAAAAGCATCCCAAATAGTGGGGGGGTATACAAAAGTTAAAAAATTAAATACTATTAGTTACTCATTAAATGCAAAAAATTGTATAACAGGTGGTAAGTTAAGATGTATAAAAAACTCTGTATGTGCTGATTGTTACGCCTTAAAAGGTAACTATGTAAGATTTTCTAAAAACATTGAACCAAAAATGCAAAAACGCCTAGAATCTATTGATAATATAAACTGGGTTAATGCTATGGTTTATATAATGAAACATCAAAAGGCCGTTGTTAATAGTGGCCTTTTTAGGTGGCATGATTCAGGGGATATACAAAGCCAGGCGCATTTAGATAAAATTGTACAAGTAGCAAAAGCAACACCCAATATTAAATATTGGTTACCTACAAAAGAAAGCAATATAATACAAAATTATAAAGGTGTTATACCTAAAAACTTAATTATTCGTTTATCAGGTAGTTTTATAGATGCTAAACCCCCAAAATATAAAAATACATCAACCGTTGTTAGTGATAAAGATAATACAACTTGTAAAGCATTTGAAAATAACGGTCAATGTTTAGATTGTGTTATGTGTTGGGATAGTTCTATTAAGAATATAAGTTATTTAAACCATTAAAGGATAATAATAAAATGATAATATTAAACTATACAAGTAAAAAACAATTAAAGGAAAATATTGGTAAAAACCTAAACTATACTGAAACATCATTATTTGGTAACGAATATGTTAGTAATGGATATATAACAGGGTGTAACAGGCCACAAATAACAGGTATAAAAGGGAGGGAATTTTTTGCAAGTGTTACAATGGAAAATAACCTGATAAAATCAGTAAAATAATTTTATAAAATCAGTATTTATTAAACCCCCTGAAATGGGGGTTTTTTATTATGTTTGTAAAGATCTCAAATATATTATATAATTTGGGTTCTTAATTAATAATTTGGAGGTTTGGAAAATGTACGATTATAACCATAACACTACTTTTAATAGAGCCGTATTAGATGATGATATAAATATAGCATTAAAAAAGCATGGCGGGTTTTTTGCATTTGGTAACGAACAATTTATAAAAGCGCATAAACCAAAAATTAAATATGTTTCGTTGGGTGCAGGTTTATATGCACCTAAAAAAACTTATAAAAAATTAGATAATGATATACAAAGTGCTATAAAAAACCACATTAAAAGAGATTTAAAAATTAATGGTATTAAAAAAATTATATGGAGGGAACTTGCGAATTATGAATGTCAAATAGTGGGTAGTGTTGTAGATTGTGTTGATGCTTTAAAAGATTATGGCATAACTAAAAAACAAATAATGCTAGAATGGGATGATTACTTTAATTATTGTATTGAAATGGATTATTTTTAGTGGTGCAATAAACCCAAAAACCTAAACCCCCTTAAATGGGGGTTTTTAATGCCTGAAATACAATAAAATTAAAATATGCAAATAATTTGCACCTTTTGGGCTTATAATTACCCCACCTTAAACAACAAAAGGAAAAACAATGAAAACACTAAACGAAAAAATTAAGACAGTTACAGAAGAAGAACCTTATGTATATCTAACTAGTGAGGAATTAACCGCCCTTGTGAAAATGCGTAAAGTAAATTGTATCAATATATATGCAGAAGTTAAACGCTGGTGTAAAGATAAAAAGCATTATTATCCATCTATGGGTAGTCATATAACAGTATCTAAAAAAGATGCTTTAAGTGTTGTAAAAGATATCGCCAAATGGAGTGAGGTTAAAGGCGAGGAAACATTAACACAAGTTTATATATCTAAAAACTATCGTTATAACCGCAAATTTGAGCAGGTGGACGGGCTTTATATCTCACTCTAGGGTAAATACACCCTTAAATTAGAACCCCCTTAAATGGGGGTTTTTTTTGTCCGTTGTTTTTAAAATCCTGGTGCTATTGTTTAGATCTATTATTCCCACTTAAAAACAGGGGTTTAAAACCTCCAAATATCCCCAAATTTTGCATAAAAACCTAAACCCAACACCAACACAAACCAATAAAAACATAAGTCCAAATAGATAGAGAGAGATAGACACAACACAATAGTTAAATACCAATAAAGAAGTATAGAACCATAGACAATAATTAAACCGTTTCAGGGGATAAATTCAGGGGGATAAATTAAGGGTGTTATAGGTTCTATCCCTCGCATATATATCTCACTCCCAAACATCAAAAAATATTATAATTATTTAACATAATATACCAATCAATAATTATTCTATTAAATACAAGTAAAACCCCCATGTTATAAGGGTTTAAGGCCATATATACATCACTAAAACACCTGAAAAGACTTCGCATAATCAGGGTGTTATGTTAAGTATGGGGTAGGGAGGCTCATTGCTTTAGGTAGTCAATTGGGCACTATCCCTAATACAAAAAACGAAGTTTGAACCTAATACCAATAATCCGATGTTATGTTAAATAAAGTTGAAAGTTAACATAATTTTCTGGTATACTACTTACTATTATTTAAAAGGTTGTATTGTGGGCAAAAAATCCAATAATCCTGCCATGAAGAAGGGCATGGTTTCTCTTAATCCAGCAGGTCGGCCTAAAGGTTCTGTCAATAAATACACCGCCCTCGCAAGAGAGTTGATGTCGAATAAGAGTCCTGAAATAGTGGAAAAGGTGATTTCAAAGGCTATGGAGGGGGATGTACATTGCCTGAAGATGTGTCTGGATAGAATACTACCAGTACACAAGGCTGTAGACCCTAATAGGATGAAAAACGATGCACAGGTGATTATTAATGTTTCCTCTATAGAATCGATTCAGAAACACTTAGGTAATACGCCAGATGAGAAATTGGTTAATCCTAAAGAGAAGAATGATGATGAAGTGGTGGTAAGCGTAGCAGCTAATGGCTGAGTTAAACATTGACTTGCATCCAGCACAGCTAGAGATATTCAATTCCGAGAAAAGGTTTAAGATTGTTGCTGCTGGTCGTAGGTTTGGGAAGTCTTATTTATCTGCATGGTTGTTGTTGATACAAGCTATACAGGCTGATAGTAAGGATGTGTTCTATATTGCTCCTACCTTTCAGCAAGCTAAAGACATTATGTGGGGTATGTTAAAGGAATTAGGTCGAGATCTAATTACTGCTGCCCATGAGAATACTGCTGTATTGACTTTGATAAATGGTCGTAAGATTTATCTTAAAGGAAGTGATAGACCTGAAACGCTAAGAGGCGTAGGACTTGCATATTGTGTGCTAGATGAATACGCTTCGATGAAGCCAGTTGTATGGGAACAGATAATTCGCCCTACTCTTGCTGATGTGCGTGGTGGTGCTTTGTTTATAGGAACGCCATCTGGTAAGAATCATTTCTTTGATTTATACCAGGATGCTTTCGAGGATGATGATTGGGATGCTTTTCAATATACTTCTATTGATAACCCCTTTTTACCTGCTGATGAAGTAGAGGCTGCGAAGAAAACAATGTCCTCTATGTCGTTCAGACAAGAATTTGAGGCATCTTTTGAAACATTTACTGGTGGCATCTTTAAGGAAGATTGGTTTAAGGTAGATGAAGAGCCAGAAGAGGGAAGTTATGTTATTGCTATCGACCCTGCTGGTTTTGAGGCGATAGAGAAAGAACGGAATTTAAAACGCTCTAGGTTGGATGAAACAGCCATTGCGATTGTAAAAATAGATAGAGATAAGTGGTGGGTGAAGGATATAGTCCATGGCAGATGGAATGTTAAGGAAACTGCCAAAAAGATTCTTCATAGTGCGATTAAAGTGGAAGCTGCTACAGTAGGAATAGAAACAGGATCACTTAGGAACGCAATTCTTCCTTATTTGGAAGATGAAATGAGAACAGAAGGCAGATGGGTAACTATTGTCGAATTACGCCACGGAGGCAAGAAGAAAACAGAGAGAATTACATGGTCGTTGCAAGGAAGAATGGAACATGGTCAGATTTCCTTCAACCCAGACAAGGATTGGAGGGATTTTAAGTCACAATTACTTGATTTCCCGAACCACTTGGCACATGATGACCTTTTAGATGCTCTCAGTTATATTGACCAAGTAAGTGTGGCCGATTTCGCCCACTCAATCGAATTAGATGATGAATGGAGGCCAATAGACAATGTTGCTGGGTATTGAAGAATTTAATGATTTATCGGAAGAAGAATTCAACAGATTGGTAGAGTTTAGTAATAATCAAGAGAATCTAAAGGAACGCTATGTAGTTGCTTGCCAGATTATATCGAATTTAACTGCTGAATTAGACACCAATGCTGGAGATGATGAATCTGTAGATTTAACGATTTGTAAACTGTTAATGGATGGATTGATAGAAGTTGAACCAATGAGTAGGAAATTACACTAAATATGAATACAGAAACTAAGTATCAAGCATTAGCAAGTTGGCTAACCTATAGACTTGAGGGGTGGCGAACACATAGAAACATCAATTATATCCCGATGTGGGATGAATATTACAGGTTATGGCGTGGTATCTGGTCTGCTGAAGATAAAACTAGACAAACCGAAAGATCCAGGCTTATTGCTCCTGCCCTACAACAAGCGGTAGAATCAAGCGTTGCAGAGCTAGAAGAAGCCACATTTGGGCGAGGAAAATGGTTCGATATCAAGGATGATATGCTTGATGAAGATCCAAGCGATGCAGAATATGTACGAAACTTACTACAGGAAGATTTAGAGAAAACTGGTGTAAAAGATGCTATTTGTGAGGTTTTTCTCAATGGTGCGATTTATGGAACGGGAATTGGCAAAATTGTTGTCAAACAAAGTATAGAAAGAGCACCCTCAGAAGTTCCCATAGAGGGAACAATGGCTACAACCAGAGAAATAGTCGAATATCCATCAATAGATGTTCATGTTGAGCCGATTTCCCCCAAGGAATTCTTGATTGACCCATCAGCGAACTCAATCAACGATGCTCTGGGGGTTGCTCACGAAGTAATTAAACCTAGATACCATGTGGTAGAGGGCATCCAGAGTGGTATTTATAGAGATGTACCCCTTAATGGTGACTATGATACTGTTAAATTCGGCTATGATCCCGAAACTAAGCAAGCAGATGAGTCCGATTCGGTCAAAATATGCGAATATTGGGGTAAAGTACCCAAAAGATTCCTAAAACCTGGTAAAGATAAGGATGATTTTGAATATAAGAAGAAAGATGAGCTGGTAGAGGCGGTTGTTACCATGTGTAATGACGAATATATCCTCAGAGTAGAGGAAAACGCCTTTATGATGGTAGATAGACCCTTTATTTCCTATCAACACGACATTGTACCCAATAAATTCTGGGGTCGGGGCGTGTGTGAGAAAGGTTACAACCCTCAAAAGGCACTAGATGCTGAAATGAGGGCAAGAATTGACTCTTTGGCACTTACAACAACACCAATGATGGCAGCAGATGCCACAAGATTGCCAAGAGGCGTAAAGTTCGAGGTGCGAGCTGGTAAAACTGTCCTGACCAATGGTTCTCCAAGAGAGGCTATCATGCCTTTAGACATGGGTACAACAGACCAAAATACATTCAATCAGGTCGCATCTCTCCAAAATATGATTCAGATGGGTACTGGTAGTGCTGACCAAGGCCAAGCAGGAAGTGAAACTGCTAGTGGTATGTCGATGCTACAAAGTGCTGCAATTAAGCGACAGAAGCGTACTTTGATGAATTTCCAGAACACATTCCTCATTCCTCTTATAAATAAGGCTATGTGGAGGAAGATACAGTTCGATGTAGAGCGTTATCCTGTGTCAGACTACAAGTTTATACCTTACTCGACTATGGGAATTATGGCAAAAGAGCTGGAAATGACTCAAATGGTACAAATGCTACAAACTATACCACAGGATTCACCTGCTTTTAATGTTATTTTATTGGCATTGTTCCAGAATTCAAGCATCCATAACAGGGATCAGATTGTTAATGCTCTAATGCAGGGCAATCAGCCTGACGAACAACAAGAACAAATGCAACAGATGGCTATCGAGTTACAACTACAACAAGCACAAGCTCAAGTACAGAAAACATTGGCAGAAGCAGAAGAAGAGAAGGCTAAAGCAGTTAAATGGACTGCTGAAGCACAAGCAGAAGCTCCAAATGAAATTAACATTCAAGAGAAGATACTTAAACTTCAAAAGGATGCGATTAGTTTAGAGAAGATTGCAGCCGACATAGAGAACAAACGCTCTGAAACTGCAAGGAATATTCCAGAAGTAGAACATCTGAAGTCAGAAACAATTTTAAATCTAGCAAAAGCCAGAGAGGCTGGAACTAAAGCGGTAATAAATACAGTTCAATAATAGGAGTACAGTAATGGGAATGTTTGGTTGGCTACCATGGGTTGGTGATGATGAAGAGGAGATTTCTCCAGAAGAACAATTTTTTGACCATTATAAAAAAACTGGCACTCTTTTAAAGAATAAAGAGGGGCAACCCACATTGAAATATGAGGATGCTATAAAATTATTTAAAAGTTCAACAGATAAAAGATATTTACAATTTTTATATAGTAATTAAATGTCAAAAACCGATGTACAGTTCCTAGAAGATAGGCTTTCCATGATGGAAACTGAGGGATGGCGAGATTTAATAGAAGATTTTAAGAATTTAGAGAATAGTGCTGGAAATATCGACACTATGAACTCTGAGCAAGACCTTTGGCACGCCAAGGGTCAGTTGTTGATTATAAATTTAATTCTAAGTTTACAGTCAGCAACAAACCTAGCGTTGGAAGAATCTCAAGAGGAGAATCCAACATAATATAACTTCATAACCCCAAGTGGGCGGAGAAAACCATGAGTATAGTAGTAGATGTAGCACCTCAAGCAGGTGAACCAATAACAGAAAATCCAGAATCAACAGAAGAAGTTTTGGCAGAGGGAGAACCTCAACAAGAGGAAGAAACTCAACAACCAGAATTCGAGATTCCAGACAAGTATGCAGGTAAATCGATGCAGGAGGTTATTGAAATGCATCAACAGTCTGAAAAATTAATGAGCAAACAATCCAATGAAGTTGGAGAGCAACGCAAGTTAATTCAAAGTCTGGTAGATGCACAAAATAAAGCAACGGAAGCTGCTCCACCAGAAGAACCTGTAGCACAGGAGGATAACTTCTTTACTGATCCAGTTAATGCTGTGAATCAAGCAATAGAAAACCACCCAGATGTTATAAAGGCGAGGGAAGAGAGAGTGGGTAATATGCAGACGCATAATTTGGCTGCCTTAGACAAGGCATATCCAGATTGGCAAGAAACTGTTCAAGACTCTGATTTCCAAAAATTTATCGGTGATAGTACAGCGAGGACAGAAATGTTTCGTTTGGCTGATACTGAATATAGGTCGGATTTGGCGATTGAACTCTTTGATTGGTATTCCTCGACAGAAATGTCTAAGAAAACCCAAGAGGCAAAAGCTGAAGAAAAGACTAAAATTCAATCAAACCTAAAGAAAACAAGTTCTGAAACTCGGTCATCGGGAGATTCCGTAGGTGGCAAGAAAATTTACAGGCGAGCTGATCTAATCAACTTGCAGGTAACAGACCCTAACCGTTATTCCTCACTAGCTGATGAAATTCATTCGGCTTATGCGGAGGGTAGGGT